TTTTCTGTTCTCGGTATTTGCTGATTTGTTGACTGCGTATACCGTCTATGGTTTTTATTAGCATAACAATTAATTTATGTTCACTGTGCTCTATTTCTGTGTACTGCAGTATTTCTGTAAGTCCAATATAGCTTTTGCCTAAATAGGCGCCGCTAAACCCTTCCCACTCGTCACGCAACATACGATAAACTAACATAGCTTGTTGTACCTCTAGTGGCATATCTTCTAGCTCTACAGGCATTTCACTATCGTCCGGCTCAGTACCCATCATAGCACACATATCTAAGTACATGTCTTTGGTAACACCGCCAGCTACTTGATTTTCAAAGTAGTTAGTTAATTGTTGCTGTACAACTTCTAGCTGCTCTTGGAAAAGTTTCCCAGGTCTGTAACCTGTTCGCTAATAAAGCTGTCAAAATCTCCGCTGTTCTTCATTAAGTAAAGAGCGTTTTCACTAGTAAAGCCGAGTTCATCAGCTGGATCTAGGTGACTTATATCAACTGGTGCTAGTTTTTCAAGATAACTAAACTTTAAGCCACTCCAACCTTTTACAGCGTTTTCTACATATAGTTGTAGAAAAAGTTCGTCATTGAGTTCTTCTTGAGCTTGACGATTTTTAAAGGTTGTTTTGGTAGCACGCTTACGAATATTGATTAAGGTTTCTCTACTTAAAAATGCTACGTTAACTACAAAACCTGGCATGCCAGGGTACTCTACTTCAATAGACTTAGAGGGAACTAATAAACTTTTAAGGTTAATATCGGCCATGTGTTGTCAAAGATTTATGGAGCTAGCACCGCTAGCTCCGGTTAGTAAAACTTAAGCGTAGTATTTAACGTTAATTTCGTTAGCTTCTTCAAGATCGAAGTTGCGAACGCCACCAATTGTATCAGTGCCTTGAGCTGTAAAGTTAATAGTTGTACTAATAACTTGCTCGGTAGCAACTGTTGGAATAGTTAATACTACACCAGGCATCTCAATTTCTACACGATCATTGGCAGTGCTGCCGCCAATTACCAGTTTCATGTAAAATCTAGGATCTACTGTTGTGCTGCTGCCAGCTAGTAGGTCTTGTAGCAACTGTATAGTTTGCTTGCGTCCAGTACTTGGATCGCTGGTATCTGCTGCACCAGTAGCACTACCACTGCGTAAGTAAGCTGTAACACTGCCACTAATTGCACGTGTACCAGCAAAGTATGTAACTGGATTGTTAACAATGCCTAGGTTAGCAGGTGTTAAATAGCTAACGTTATTGCTGATTGTTAGGTTACCACCAGTAATTGGTAAGTTGTAGTAGGTAGTTGTTGTAGGAGCTGTTCCTGGGCTACCTAAACCTGCTTGCAGTGTAAATGTGCTAAGCTTGTTGGCAATAAATGCAGCTGTAGTAATCTTTTGTGTAAACGTTGTAGCATTAAAAATACCACTACCAGTAAATGTACCAGCACCAATTGCTGTTGGGCCTGTAACAGGTCTAATTGCTTTAGCTTGACCAGCCCAAGCAATACTAGCAATTGCATCAATACCAAAATCAATGGTTGCTGTGTTTAACACGCAATCATCAATTAAAAAGCATGCAGTGTCCATTACAACAATTAAACCAAAGCGCTGTAGTTGGTGCTTGTTACTGTTTGTAGCTACAACAGTAGCAGGTGTTTCTGGAGTAACTGTACTGTCGCCATTTACCCAAGCTGGATTTGCTCCACCAATTGCATCAACAGCAAACATTGCATTCCACAGTACACTTTCTTCTGCAGTAAGCACTGTATTGTCGTCATAGGGACGAATATAGGTAGTCATGTTAAAGTCAACAGGATCTAACTGTGTGTTAAATGTACGCTGTCCACGCACAGGCACAGCACCTGTTTCATTTAGTGTAACTGTTTCCGATGTAGTATTTTGACTAAAACCAAAACCGTCTAATACTTGAATTTCGCGTGTATTAGTACTGCTAACTACAGCATTACCGCCTGCAGCTAGTGCTCCACCAATAACGCCTAAAGCCGATCCTGTGTCTCCTACAGCAGTAGTAAAGAAAACTCTACTATTACGAAGTAAATTAAAACTCATAATCAATTTCCTTTTGTGGGTGTTCCAGCAACCACGACTAGACTTTTATCTGTGCTAGGTTTTTGTGAACACGGTTGCTTACATGATCTGATAGCGAACCTGTAAGTTAATCTCGCCAACTGCATAGGGAGCTAACAGTCCCTCGTCCGTAGTTATCGAGTCTATTAATATTTCTGTTGTTGTGTAACCATTTGTTGTGTCATAAACAAGTTGACGATTTAGGTCTGTGCAAGTTTCTAGATCAGCCAATAATTGCTCTAGTTGTTCTTGTGCACCGTCTTCACTTTTACAGTATACCTTAACACATACACCTAGCATGCCCCAGGCAAAATCTGCTGGATGATATTCACGCAGTTCAGTACCTGGTGTTATATAAACACTGGGAAAATCATTTATTTCATCCCAGAACTTTAGTTTGGCAAAACACTGATTTTTTAGGTCAATTGTATATGGTGTGCTACCATCTATAGTTTTAAATTTTTCGGCTAGGGCCTGCACTATTTGTGTTCGTTTTGTCATACTAATACGGCCCTTAATCTTGTTACTTTAGCTTGCACTGCCAATTCGCGTATACTTTTGCTGATTAGCAGTTTAGGGTCTCGGCTGCGAGGATATTGCTGCTTACCACCTTGACTAAAAGTTGCATAGGGATTGCGCATATAGCTGTAGTAGGCTGTAATCATGCCCTCACGACTTTGTGTTAGTCGCTGTATATTAACACTTTCTGCAAATCTGCCACTACGCAAGTTCAATATATCACGTCTACTGCCAGTGCCCATGTTTTGTTTTACAGTTTGCACTAAGTTACCGGCTAACAGGTTCTCTAGTGCTAGCATTTGTTTTTCGTTACCAGTTTTTATCGTAGGCTTAGCCTCTGGTCGCTTGGCTGGGCGCTTGAATTTTACAACACCACTAGTAATACCAACTATAGTAGGAACCTTAACTTTTGTAGTAGTACGGGTAGCTTTATTAACACGCTGTGTAAACTTGGTGATAGTTTCGCCGCGTATAGCGCTGATTATAGAGTTAACCATGTAGTCTAGGACGTTAGGACTACCACGTCCAAGCACTAGTTTACGCTTAATTTCTGTGGCTAGTGTACCGCCTAGTTGGCCTATTAGTTCGCCTAACTTTTTAATAGTTGCACCAGCCGACTGTCTGTTAACATTACGCTCTAAGACACTACCACGCAGTTGATTAACAGCACTGTTTTCAAATCTAACAATATTACCGCCAATGCTAACAAATACCTTAATAAAGCCTTCGCTAAATTCTTTGGTTACGGTTACGTATTCTTCTACTTGCCTAGTTTGTGTTAAAAAGTTAACGCTGGCTTGCTGCGCTGCTTGAACTCCTTGCTGGCTACCAGTAGTTTGATTGATTACATCAAATATAACATTTATAACCTTAGGGCTGTTAAACTGTACTTTAGTAGTTTCACCTTCTGTATAGCCTACAGCAGTGTGTCCATAGTCTAAAAAGTCACCTAAGGATTCTACGCCAGGTATAGGCACTAGGTTAAATGCTTTGTCTAGGCCACTAGTAAACTTTTGTGTAAGATCATCAAAGTTTTTAAATAGGAATACGGCGCGCTTGTCACTGCTAATATCAGTTAGGTATATAGGTTTATCAAATAGTAATTTTAATCTGCGTAAGATGTTAGCCTGCTCGCCGCCATAGGTTACTATTCTGTTTAGTTCTTCATAAACAAAGTCTTGTGTATAACTTAAACTACTTGCACGAGTAGCACTAACTGCTGCTGTAATAAGTTGTACTATTAACTCTACTTCTTTGTCACTAAACTTAAACTGCTTGTAGCGTTGCTCAAATTTAGGGTCTACGTCTCTGCCTATAGCCTCTTTTAGCGAAAAGCTAATATCTCTGTACTTTTTTAATTCTTGGCGTATGTTATCATAGTCAATAATTAACATACTAGGAAACATATTATCTACAATTGTTCTAAACTCAAGTGTTTTTCGCTGATACAATCGTATGTCATCTTGCTCTATATCTTGCTTAATATATGTGCCTACAGAATTTAACAGTTCTTGCGGCAAATTTTTTACAAAACTAACATCAGCAGTTTGAGTAGCGCGCATTATGCATAATCCGCCATATACTGATCTAGTACACGCTTGATATGTGCAGGAAAGTTAGTTGTAGCTACATACTGTATTTGCGTAACATTGGGAGTTACATCACGGTTTACATGTACTGCGCTGTTATTTTTCATGTAGTACTCTACAAGATCAAAAGCAGCAAGTTGTAAGTCCTCTGGTAGTGGATCATATCCACCATAGTACACTACTTGGTAACCGCGTATATACTCACGAAATCCACTAGTGCTAAGTGATAGTATTTTATACCCATCTACTACATAATCAGTGTACTCTACTAGTGGTGTATATGTTTGGCCGTAATCTGTGCTAATACTAAAACTGTCTACAGTAATTATTGGTGTTTCCTCAAGAACTATACCAGTAAATCCGCCATTATAAACTTCTGTTTTTAGGTCACTAACATAGTCTATGAAAGTTCTGCGACAATAGGTTTTGATTAGCTGGCTAACTTTAGGTATTAAAAAATCAATTTCTGTGTCTCTGTTGTTGGTAGTAATACCAAGATACTTTTTAAAATCTGTTCTTGTAATTAGGTCAGCCATTATTTGTCCTTGATAACAAGTTCTGCTTTTAAAAGCCTAATTTACTAAACTTTTAAAAGCAGAACTCCTAAGAGTTCTGCTTAAACTAAAATTAAACGTAACGAACTGCTACAACAGCATTACCTTCGTTGCTTGTTAGGCGACTCATGGCAATACGCATACTAGCAACTAGTACACGACGCTGGTTAACAACTTCGTCATCTGTATCCATGCGCATGCCGCGATGGTTACCTACGATAAAGTTACGTGGATTAATTAGTACAGCTAGTGGGTCTGTAGCTGCTGCACCTGTTAATTGACCTGTAACAATAACTGGAGTTTGTGCGATTAAGCCAACTTGTCCTGTTAGTAGTGTGTTACGTGACTCACTGACTTTATCTGTGCTTTGGAATGTGCTGTCGTCTAGCAAATCATAGTATGCTGTTTGACTAACAAACATAACTAGCTCGCTGGGCTCTAGTCCCCAAACACCTAGTGCACGACGTGCTTCCATAAATTTAGCAAATGTAAGCTTAGCACCAACTGCAACAGTAGTATTTGGTGAGCCGCCAGGAGCATCATAACTGGCTAAACCACTGATACCGCTAGTTGCATATGCATCTGTAGCTGCACCGGCATCTTTACCAATTAGCATAGCTTTGTCTAGTGTTTTAGCCATACGACGTGTGATTGCGTCACGGATAATAGGCACTAGGGCAATAAGTCCATCTTCCTCTTCTTCGAAGGCAATGTACTCTTTGGTAGCTAGCTTAGCGCTGCTGATCTCAATCTCTTTGAGCGCATGTGTACGAGCTGTACCACTGCTGCTTGATCCACCAAAGTCGCTGTTAGCTACCCAAGTTGCATCTGCACCAGCATCTGGGTTAATTGGCAGCTTCATAAATGGCTGTGGCATGGCAATTTGACGAACTGTGCCAGCAACAACTAGTTGACGGCGAATTTCGTTTTCCATGTTTGTGCTAACTTCTAGTTCCCAGGTTTGAGCTGGTAGGCGAACTGCACCACCTGCACCACCACCTGATCCAGCAGC